TTGAGCGTTCTTCGAGAAGAGGAACGGGTTTAACGCCTAGTCGGGGCGTAGCGCAGTCCGGTAGCGCACTAGCATGGGGTGCTAGGGGTCGAGTGTTCGAATCACTCCGTCCCGACCATATTTAATGAGTAAAATCAGATACTTAAGCCGATCAGCTAGATCGGCTTTTTTGTGCCTGCGCAAAACTGGCGCAAAACTGGCACAAAACTACCCGGTGATTTCGCTGATATTCAGGTCCGGAATTGCCTCGGACCAGATGATTTCCTCGTGGTCTCGCTGGTAGTTTTTGGTCATGCCCTCGCTCGCATGGCCAGCAATTTTCTGACCATCCTTTCCGGCTTTCTTGTACAGGTGCAGCGACAGCGCTCGCACTTCGTGGAAGCCCGGCATCTCTTCCTCCTTCCATCCGGCGTAGCAGTTCGCCGCTTCCCTGGCCTCCTTGAATGCTCGCGTCAAATACCTCTCTTCAACTTTCGTCCAGTGATCCTTGGTCTGCGCCTGTTTCTGTTTCCGGCGCTCAGGCTTTCGGTGCACCAGGTAGGGCGATACGACGTCGTCACGACACCGGCTGATCACTGCCTGCAACTCCGGCGTTATCAGAAATCGTATCCATGCTGCGTCACTGGCCTTGGCCGTCTTCTTCTGTACCACGTATAGATAACCCTCCCGACTGCCATCAAAACGCATATCGAGGATGTCTGTCCTGCGCTGAGCGGTGATCAACGCTAGGTCGATTGCGTTCTGCAGCCAAGCCGGCGCCTTCTCCCGGATGGCTTTCAATCCTTCAACCGTATGGCGTTTGCGCTGCTTCTTCTCGATCCGGTTGATGGTGCTGGCCGCCGGGTTGTCCGGGCACAGGCCTTTGGACGCTGCGTGATTGAAGATGTCGATCAGTAACGCCCGGCACTGGTTCGCCGTGCGCGGGGTGAGCACGTCCAGCATCTCCGCGACCATGCGAATGGTTATTTGATCGATGGCCTTACCCTCGAACTGCTTGCGGAAGCGTCGGAAGTGCACGGCGTAAAGTCCCAGCGTACCTTTGGCCAACTCGCGCGGTGGCAAAACGTCGCGTTCGTAGGTGTCGAGGAAGCCGGAAAATGATTTTGATGAGCTGCCCATCACAGCGCCGATTAGGTCTGCGCCGCGCATGAACTCCAGGTTTAACTGCTTTGCGGCGTCAATCGCCTTGATTCGGTCGCTGCCAAATTGGAACCACTTACCGTCGGTAGGCCGCCGGTAGCGATAAGTCGAGCGCCGCGAATCGAAATACAGGTTCTGCGGGAGGCTCTTGTTCGCCTTGTTGCGCGGCCGTGGGACCATCATGCAGCTCCTTTCAATACCATCGCCACTAGGTCATTGCCGTCGGAGCGATTGAATGCCGTCCAGTCAACGTACCAGAGTTTCCCTATCTGCTCGCCGGGCACCACGCCGTTGCGGATGTGGTTGCGAATAGCCTGTGGGCATTGCGGGGTTCCGTTTTCGCCCCAGCGCCGGCGCTGGAACTCACTGATCTTGATCAGCTCTCGTTTCATTGGGTGCTCCATGCCGCGCGTGGCGGCAGAAGGTGGGATAGGGGTTAGGCAGTTGCTTTGGAGGCCAGATCGCAGTCAGCGGCCAGCTTCAGAAGGTTGCGGGTGGTCGGCCTGAAGCTTCCGGTGTCGGGATAGCATTCAAACTCATGACCTTCCGGGAAAGAATCGAACGGTCCATGCCAAGGCCAGTTGCTTTTCCACTCCGCCCATACGGTGTATGCGTCCTGACCTTCGCCCCAGTAGTCGGTGCCACCGCCGACACTCCATACGTGGCTAACGCGGGTGCGCTGCTTGTACGCAAGCTCGCTTGGCTCGTCTTTGTCGATCCAGACGCCAACGAATATCGACGGGGCAATTTCTACCAGGCGCCTGCTGAGCTTCTTCTCGATGCGGGCCTTCATCGCCGCGGCCCCGAGTAGATGAGCCAGGCCATGTAGGCGAGGGCGGGGAGGATCATGGCGTCACCTGCTTGATATTCGATTCAACCCAGTCGCGCATGCGCACCCAGCGCAGCTCCGGTGTTTCCGCCTTCCAGCTACCTTCGTCGTTCATGAAAACGATTTCTGAAGCCATGGCGGGGCTGATGCCAAACGCCTCACCTACGGCCTCTCGGTCATCCGGATCCAGCGCCGCCATATCCACGCCGCGCTTCGCCCCAACTACGCCGATGGTGCAGAACTCACCTTCAGCCTGCAGGGAGTCGGCGATCAGACGCTTGCCGGGCATGGCGTCTAGCGCGTCGCGCAGCTCAATCAAGAAGGCCTGTCCGCGCTTGCCCTTGAGTGCCGACTTTACGGCTCCCCTCCAGCAGATCAGATCCCATCCGCCGCAATCGTCGCTGTATCCGCTGCGGCTCATGGCGTCACCTCGCGGCGCGCCCACCAGCAGACCGGACCATCATCGGTGTCATGGATCGCCAGGCAGAACCAGCCTTCACCATCTGGGCGATCCGGCTCCCAGTAGCTGTGGTCCGGGTCGCCAGATTCGAAGTAGCGATTGGCAACGGCTTCGTCGGCGTACTCAAGGCTCACCATCGCCACCTTCAAACCCTGTTCCGCTACCCAGGCTTTGCACTTGTCACCGTCGCCCTCGTCGAAGTCGGGCATATCGGGATGTTGAAACGAACCCATTTCATCGCGCACGACAGGGGCTGGCAGGATCAAAACAATTTCTTCAGGCATGACTTCGTCCTTTGCCGCTATAGCGGCTGACTTTGAAGGGGGAGGGAGTTACAGAGGGGCGGGGTACAGATGTACTCCTGTCAGGATTCGGCAGACTTTTCGGCAGCTGGGTGGGTTGTGTTCCAAAGCTCAAAGGCTTCCATGGTGGTGGCGGCCGTGATCTTTTCGTCGCAGGTGTAGCAATGCGCTACGCCGCCGGCGGCACCAACGTCGCGATGGCCTTGCTTGCAGGGGTTCATGCGCCAGTCATCACCATCAACCGGTTCTGCTTCAACAGATTCAATAACCAGCGTCTTCCCGCATGAGTGACAGAAGTGCATGCCGTTCTCAGCGGGCCCGTCATCGTGAAATGACCAGGTCGAGCCGCAGCTGCTGTTCCAGATGCCGCTATCGTCTTCCTGGCTCCACTCGCATGTGCCGTCGCGGTCATCGTTTCGCTGATCCGCTGCGTTCAGGCGCAGCTGCAGGGCGTCACGCTCGGCGGTCACTCGATCGAAGTCTGAGGCAAGGACGTAAACCGTCATGCTTGGGTAGAGCTGCATCATTCGGGGGCAGGCTTCCACCAGATAACTGATGTGCCCGTAACGCTTTACTGCGTTCATCCTGCAATCTCCATCGATACCAGATCATGGGCATTCACAACCGGCATGCCGAGCGCCCGCGCTATGTGTACTTCAAGCAGGGCGCCTTTCGAGCTTTCCCAGCCAGGCAGTAGAGCAACGCTGCCGCACTCCATCAGGTGAATGATGTCGAGCCGCAAGCAGTCGGCCCATTCATCGCTAACATGGTCAATCTCGGCGGGGTTGATGACCAGGTGGCCCGCGGATCGGAGATTGGCGGCCATTCTGTTGAAGGCGGGGAAGTTCAGGTCTGGGAAGCCGGTCATTGGCCCACTGAGGTATATCCGTTTCATGCTGCCTCCATCAAAGCTTCAATGATTCGTTGTCCAGCCAGCGGCGGTACCGCGTTGCCGGTCATGTGCATGGTCAGCCGGTGGTTGTCCGGTCGAAGGGTGTCAACCGGGAACGACTGAGCTGCCATCGCCTCGTTGGCTGTGATCATGCGCATTCGGTCGCCGTCGACAACAGCCCAGCGGTCAAGCGTAGTGATGGTGCCTATAGGCCGATCAAGACTGCGCCCGGTGAGTCCAGAGCCTGACCCGTAGTAAGGCATCACGAACCGTTCGCCGAAGCGCTCGCGCCCATTCTTCACTCGGATCAGTGTCGATTTGGCCCGGCCCGGTTTCACGATCGGCGACCATTTGCCTGCATCGAAATCGATGATCTTGCTGGCCGGTACGTGCTGGTAGCGAGGTAGTTGCAAGTGCAGCGGCGCTTTGCTGCGGGAGCAGACCATGAACAGCCGCACTCGGTGCTGCGGAACGCCAAGGTCAGCGCAGTCAACGATGTGAGGTGCGAGCTGATAACCGAGCCGTTTCATTGCATCAGCCCATGCCGGATACAGAATCCAGTCCATGAACTCAGGCACATTTTCGATTACAGCGAAGTCGGGCCGATTGACTTCAGCGTTCGCTACTGGCGCCCAGGCTGTTGAGCGTGAGTTGTCGTGCTGAGGATTGCCGGCAGCTTTACCACGAGCTTTCGCGTGACCCTGACAACATGGCGAAGCCAGCATGACGTCATGCTTTGGTACCTGAGACCAGTCAGCTTGGTGCAGGTCTTGGCAAACATGCTGAGTGTCCGGGTTGTTCTTGGTGTGCCACTCAACAGCAGCAGGTCAGTGGTTGGCGGCCCAAAGTACTTTCAGGCCCGCCTCGACTCCGCCGCGTGTCCATCCGCCAAAGCCGGAGAACAAATCAATTGCTGTGAACATTTTGGTTCCTCGGGTAGGTCTTGGTCAGCGGGCCATTGACTGCGTGGCCGCGCTTCAGGACGACGCGGGCCAGTGCTGCCCGGTCTTTCTCGCTGTGGCTGGCCTGGCTGAGCAGGCCGAAGTAACTGTTTGCGGTTTCGCGTAGATCCTCGGCGGGCGCCGCGGCTGTTCGCTTCAGCGCCTGGGCCAACGATCGCTTCCGGGTTGATCGCCGCCACGGCTTGATGACGTGGCCAACGAAGTCGACGCCGCGATCTACTGGCTGCAGGATGGTCTTCGTTGGGTTCAACTTGGCGCCGAGATTGGGCAGGAATGCCTCGACCTCTGCCAGCCAGGTGTTGAGCTGCTGCGGTGATTCATGCAGGAACACGAAGTCATCGACGTAGCGGACGTAATGCTTGGCGCCGAGCTTGTGCTTGGCGAACTGGTCCAGCGCATCGAGGTACACATTGGCGAAGAACTGCGACGACAGGTTGCCGATCGGCAGTCCAAGGTGCGCAGGTTGCGCAGTTAGGCGCTTGTGCTGCGGCACCCGGTTGAACAGATGAGCCGGACTGCGTACCTCGTAGTCTTCGCGAGGATCGTGCATCAGGATCTGTTCGGCGAGTGCCAACCACCAGGGTTCCGTGATCTTGGCGGCCAGCTGCTTGCGCAGAACTTCTTTGTCGATGGCGACGAAGAAGTTGGCCAGGTCGCACTTGAGGTAGAAGATCGGTTTCGACCAGTTTTGGCTGGCACCGCGGATCTTGGCCTCAAGCCGGGTGGCGGCGTACAACGTGCCGCGTCCGGGGATACATGCGCAACTGTCCGCTATGAAGCTGGCGTAGAAGCGCGGTGCCACACGGTTGTACAGCAGGTGGTGAACGACGCGATCCCGAAAGGCTGCTGCCCATACTTCCCGGGCTTTCGGTCGGGTGACCACGAAGCATATCGAGCGGCCTGGCCGGTAGGTGCCGGCGATCAGGTCGTTGTGTAAGCCGATCAGGTTTCGCTCCAGGTCCATTTCGAAAGCCAGTGCGCTGGCGCTGTTGCGCTTCGTGCGGCGGCAGTCGTAGTAGGCCTGGACAAGATCGCTGAACGGGTAGGGACCAACAGTCGAATCTGCGGACGGGGCGGACACGGAGCTCGTTGTTCTTGTCGTTGTTGTTCTGATTGCCATCATCGAAGTTCATGTTGAATGCGTTGTTGGCGGAGCGCTGCGACCTATCGTGCTATCTACGTCGCCAGGCCGAAGGCAGAGCCGATCAGCGAGGAAACTGCGCGAGACCTGCACGGACGCTTTAGACCGTCGGTATCTCTGATGCGCATGGCGGTGACCCAGAGGTCAGCGGCACGACCAGATTCAATTCGCACAGACCTGAAAGCCGTAACTCTCAGGTGGCGGGCGCGGTTGGGGTAGAACGTTTCCAGGCATTGGCCTGTTTGCCAATTGAGGTGGTGACCTCAATCGCGGTGGCGTGCTGCGTGATGCTGATGAATCGACTCTCTTTGAAAAGCCGCATCAGGAACTCGATCACCTGGACCTTCTCGACCAGCAACGTCAGGTGTGGGCGCTTGTCTAGCGTCGAGTTGGCCCGAGCGATCAACATCAGCACGTCGATGCACTCATCGATGACGCGCTTCCCGAGAGACTGCTTCAGGTCGCGCGGTATGTTGCGGGTAAGGTTCGTGGCCATCTGGAGCAGGCCAAGCGAAACTTTGTAGATCTGCAAATCCGTGTGCATCGCCATAAGGCTCGCTCTCCAAGAGCAACCGGCCGCAAGCGGCCGGATTAAATAAGCGAATTAATCAATCAATTGACTGCGGACGGGGCGGACACGGAGCTCGCTGTCCTTGCCGAGGATGTCCTGAGTGCCAACAGCGAAGTCCATGCCGAATGCGTCGTCGGCGGAGCGCTGCGAACTTGACCAGTACCAGGTTGGCTTGAAGGCTTCGGCGCCGCCAGCTTGGAAGGCGGCCAATGTGGTCTGCACTGGAGATTCTTCGGTGTGCAGCAGGCCAACAGGCTCGCTGTTCGGGTTGTCACCGCTGCGACCGTACTGCCAGTTCGCTTCGGTGGTCGGTTTGAAGTGGCGGTATTGCAGCTCCTGCACGTCACGCGCTGGGATCGCCCAGTCGTTGAAGCCGCCGATATCCAGAGCCAGCACCTGCTGCGCCAGTTCGCTGCCAGCCGCTGCCATGGCTTCGGTGTTGGCCCGGCTGTTGGTGAAGCTGTCGGCACCTTCGATCTTCTCGCCGTACTCGCCCCAGGTCCCGCTGAGTTCGTGCTCGGCGCTGGTGGTGATGTTCAGGTAGCGCTTGCCGGTGTCAGGGTCACGGGTAATGCCGGAGAAGAACCCGCCGCCGAACGCCTGGCCGATTTCCGGGATGGTCACTGCGGGTGCTGCTTTCTCAACTGCGGACATGGTCTTTCCTCTTTTCGAAGGCAACAAAAAAGGCGCTGCTGCGCCCGGTGCCGGATCAAGAACGGATGAATGAAGGATTAAATAAAGAATCTGCGGACGGGGCGGACACGGAGCTCGTAGCTCTTGACGTAGCTGCCCTGAATGCCAACAACGAAGTCCACGCCGAATGCGTAGTCGGCGGAGCGCTGCGAACTTGACCAGTAGTAGGTGTCCTTCGCGAACAGTTCCGGCACGTTAACCCAGCAGTGGTACAGCTCGGCGCAGGCTGGCAGGTAGAAGTCATTGTGACCGTCAGCCTTGTATTCAACGCAGGCGTCTGCGGCTGGATGATCGTCGCGATCGCCACCGTATAGCGCCTCGGTATTGGCGCGGCCATCGGTCTTGCTGGTGGCGCCAGACTCGTTGCCACGACCGCCCCACTCGTGGGCGCCGATGTCTTCCTTTGCGACGATCAGGTAGTGCGCCGGGACATCGCCGCGAGCAGCGACCAGTCCGCCGTTGAATCCGCCTTGGCCTGTCCAGTACTCGCCCAACGCTGGCACCGAGTAAGCGGTGATCGGTTGAACGTTGGCCGCCGGCGGCAACACCAGGGCAAACGTGCTGGCCAGTGCGAGCTTGGCCAGCGAAGACGCCGGCATCTTGATCGTTGCGTCGCCGTGCTTCAGGGTGATCATTTCGGGTTTCATGTGATACCTCGTTGGTTATGCTTCGATGCCGGTCTTGGCGAATTCTTCAAGCTGTCGCGACTGCTTTTCAGTGATGACGATTTCAGGTCGCGACATGGAGGCGAAGCGGGCGGAAACATCGGCGGGTGCGGCGGCCAGATTGATCAGGAATGTCGACAACGTTTCCTGCCATTCCTCGAAGTCGTGACGCTCGCCCAACGCCTCAAGCGCATCAGCAAGCGCCTTCGACACAATCAGCGTGCGCTTCTCGGCGCCGATCCGATCCAGCAGGGCACGCTCCTTGGCGCGCTTGTCCTTCTGAATGTCCGCGTTGCTCTTGGCCATGGCCTGCCTCTTCAATTCCGTGGGCTGGTAGTTCCAGCCATGTCTGTCGTCGGCGCTGGCGCACCTGGCTGCTGAGTCGCTTCATGGTGGGCCTGGAAACTTGATGCTGTTCTCTCTGGCGATCAGTCTGGCGCGCTTGGCGTCCATGCCCATCTCCTTGGCCGCCTCGATGACTGTCTTGCCGGCCTCGGCCAGCTCCAGCAGCTTCGGCGCCTCCTTGTCCCGCGCAGCCTTCAGCTTGTTGCTGCGGGTGCTGCTGATCGGGCCTTCCTTTTCATTGCTGACGCCGCTGGCGATCTCTTGCACCGACTTACCGGCGCCGAAGTACTGCTCCAGTTGCTGGTTCAGGTTCGCGATGATCGAGTCCCGCGGATTGGGCATTGGTACACCGATCATTTGCGCTCACCCGACAGCGAGAGCTTGATGCCATCGGCGCGCGCTTCGAGCACCTGGGCATAGTTGACGGCCTCTTTCCACGTCCAGCGAAAGCCTTTGGTCAGGCCGGTGGAGCGCTCGACGATGTGATAGGCGTTGCCCTTGGTTTGAACCTGGTAGCGAATCTCTTGCACGGGCTGCTCCTTGCCAATCAAGGCGTAGAACGCGGCGGTGGCGATGCTTGCGCGGGCACGCAGGGCGGCAACCCCGTCGACTCGCTGTTGAAGTAGTTGGTGCATGGCGATTCCTCGATGGGGTTGCGTGTATTCGTCAGCACTCGGCCGGTCTGCTGGTTGCCGTTGGGCGCAGGGGAGAGTGCTGACGGATAAAGGCAGGTGTAAAAAAGCCCGATCGGAACCGGGCTTTTGTTTGCATCACGGGTACAACCCTACGTGAGCCTCCCAGGCCCGCTACTGGCGACGGCCTGGGTTTGAATCTTCAGCGGTGACTTCTAGCTTGGGGTGGCCTACCGATTGCTCGGCCAGTGCGCGGTGACACTGCCGGCCCAGATGCCGCTGCCTGTCTGAGTGTTGGGCGCAGCCTTCAGGCTTGCTGCGCCACGCCGGGAAATCGGTGATCTACTTCATGATGGTCATCCTCCAATGCGCGCCGTTGGCATCTTGGCGGGCGCTCGCCGTTCTCTGGTTTGTTGCATGCAGGTGGCCGGTATAAGCCGGGGTTTCGTCCGCATCCCACTGCACCCTGTCGCCAAGGTGCAGCAGTGATGCTTATTGGGCCTGGAGCGCTTCGATTGCTTGGCGGTAAGCGGCGGCGAGACCCTGGTTGAACTTCGCCTGCTCCCATTTCCCTTCGTCGCTTTGGATCGCGGCGTTCTCGTCGCATTGCTGTGCGTGCTGTTGAAGTTTTGCGATTGCTGCTGAGTGCTTCATGGTTGATTACCTGTCGGTTGTCATCCCAAAGCACCCTCACAAAAAAGGTGCTTCAGCGATGCTCAACCAAACAACTCACCCAACTCAGCGCGGCGTGCCAGCCGAAGCTCACCAACTCGCCGCTCACCGACTCTGCGGTTTTGACGCATCGGCTGGTCATCGATCATTGCGTGAATGGCGATCACTGCAGCGAGCACCACGCAGACCGGCGAGATGATCTGTCGCTTCATCGCCTCGGCGACCATCGCTGCCTGGCGATGAACGCCAAGCTTGAACATCGCATTCGATAGACGCTTAACCACGGTGCCCGGCGCAATGCCGAACGTTTTGGCGATCTCCTTGGCGGTCATGCCCTGGGCAACCGAGAGGACAAACTCAAGCTCTCGAGGTGCAAGACCTCTGCCTAGTTCGCCCTTCCATGCCCCGCTTACGATTGTTGTTTCCATCGTCGTGACTCCCGGTTGGTTTCCCGATGCACCCGGCAAGCCAGGTGCAGCAGTGAAAAATTCCGTTGAAGTGTTCTCACCGACCGCGACTCTGTCCGCCGGATAACTAATTTTGGTGCTTTACGCTGCACACCCGGGTCAGTTGCCAACCCTCTGAACCGTTGAGGCCGGTTCATCGCTGCCTTGTCCTGGCCGGTAGTTATCCGGCGATGGAGTAACCATACGAAAACGCATGAGTAGAGTCAATACGTAATTGCATGAAATTATCGGCAGACGAAAAAAAGCCCGCTCATCGGCGGGCTTAATTGGTATAGCGGATTAGAAAACTGATTTAGGGAGCTTGGCGTCAATCACTCGTCCAATGATCTCAACCTTGTCGGTCATTCTAAGGGTTTCGAAGCTTGGGTTTAGCGGCTCTAGATACTCAACCCCTGCATCCCGCACGTATCGTTTAAAAGTGGTTTCTCCAGTCTCCACCATCTTGGCGATGTATAGCTTGCCGCTGATGACGTCAAACCCTTCTGGCTGAACGAGTATTCGCATGCCTGGGGAAAAACTGAACCCCTCGGTAGGAAGAACCATGGATCGTCCTTTTACCTCAAGCCAATATCCCTTGCGACCCGCGTTTTCATTGGACTCGAGGTACTCTTCAGCGTCACCCGGGTGGAAATTGTCACTCGACTCGGCCCATCCTCCAGCAGCAATCCAACTGATCAAGGGATACTTCCTCTCTTCCCTGTAAGGTTGCAAGGTCGGCCCTACGTTAGTAGAAGCGTCGCCACCAAACAACAGCCATTCAGGTGTGACCCCGAGGCCCCGAGCCAATCGCGTGATCGTTGCTCTGCGTGGACTGTCGCTTTCGCCGGACAGTATCCGGTTAATAGTTGGTTGCGGTACGGTCGATCGTCGGGAAAGTTCGCCTTCGGACCATCCTTTGACCTTCATTAATTCCGCCAATCGTTGGGCGATCTTCATTTCTTCCTCAATGCATTTTTGCATCTCGGGAGTGTATTGCCTCAACTCATGCGATTGCGTATCATCGGTCATACGAACCCCAATTGGTGAATCGGTCAATGACTATCCAAAAAATGCTTAAGGAGCTGGCCGACCTCGGGCTCTCTCAGCGCGAAATTGCAGAAGCGTGCGGTACGAGTCAGCCAAACATTAACCGCGCACTCCACGGAACTTCTGTTCGCTACGAAACCGGCAAGTCCATCGAAAAACTGTTCAAGAAGAAAACTAAAGAAATGCGGCAGGCCGTCTAGGCAGGGCGCATTCAGATGTTCGCTTGATCCTGAAGCGATTATCTGCCTGAGAAGGATGAATCGATAGTGGATCGGATTAGCTGTTTATTTATCCAGTACCAGAATCGCAGACACAAAAAAGCCGGTGGCTAGACCGGCTTCTTCACAACGCACAACAAACTTGAGGGACCATTATGAACACGATCGTCGCTCCAAGCAATACGGTCACCATGTCGAGCAGGGAGATCGCCGATCTCACCGGGAAACAGCATCAGCATGTCATGCGCGACACTAAACGCATGCTCGGTGATCTTGGTTTCGATGCGTCCACTTTTGGACGCATCTATCTGGACAGCGTAAACCGCCAGCAAACTGAATACGTACTCGGCCAGGACCTGGTCGTCACCTTGCTCGCCGGCTACAGCGCACCGCTTCGTTTCCGTGTCGTGACACGTTTGCACGAACTTGAGAACGTGTCACGACAGGCTGTCACGATTCCCCAAACCTTGCCTGAAGCCCTCCGGTTCGCCGCGCTGCAAGCCGAACAGAATCTCCAACTCCAGCAAGTGATCGACAAGCAAACCCCGAAAGTCGAAGCGCTCCATCGCCTGGCCAAAACTCAGAGCGACGTCTGCATCACCACGGCCGCCCAGATCCTTGGCGTTCGGCCAACCCGCCTTTTCGACTGGCTGAGCCAGAACCGCTGGATCCATCGGCGCACCGCGCGTTCGAGTTGGGTTGCGTATCAGCCACGACTGAACACCGGCTGGCTGAAGCATAAGCTGGTCAAGGTCGGCGACGGGGAAGGGCAGGACATCAAGGTCATCGAACAAGTGATGGTGACCCGTTCGGGCATTGTCACGCTGGCTGAACAACTTCAAGGAACTGCGCTGTGAGCGTCCAAGCAATGTCATGGGCGCTCTCTCTGCCCACCCAATCCCTCAAAGATTCGAGCGCCCGGCATGTGCTTCTGTGCCTGGCCAACTACGCCGGCTCGAACGGTGCTGGCGCCTTCCCTTCGGCATCAACCCTTGCTCAAGACACCGGCCTTTCCGAGCGTACTGTCCGTTACAAGCTGGACGTACTGGAGTCGTCCGGGTTGATCCAGAAGGGCAATCAGGCGATCGCCGCCGTGCACATCGATCGCCATGACCGCCGCCCAGTCGTTTACGACCTTCAACTATTGCGGGGTGCAAATCCTGCACCCCGCACAAAACGGGGTGCAGATGATGCAACGGGGTGCAACTCACAACAGAACGGGGTGCAGCCTGAAACAGAACGGGGTGCAGCAGCTGCACCCAATACATCAATTAACCATCAAGGAACCGAACAGCAGCAGCGGCCGCCGATTGCCGATGTGATTGCTGAACAGGATCAGGCAGCCATCGACGCGCTGGATGACCGCCAACGCTTCGCCATGTTCGCCGCTTGGACTCCGAACGAGAAGGCACTGGCCGACCAACTCGCGATCGCCAGGCTTTCCGCAGAGGTCATCACCGACCAGCTTCTGGAAACATTCATGGGTTTCTACGTTGCCCGCCCGGCATCAGTCCAGAGCGCTGCCGGCTGGTGTTTCGAGTTGGTGAAGTGGGCTAAGCGGGACAAGACCAGAACCGCCGGTGCCGCAGCACAGACGGACGAGTTCAACGACACCGACATCGAATGGATGAATGGGGGTGCCAAATGAAAACGGTTTCCACGGTAGCGGCCCAGGCCATGACCAAGGTTCGCCAAGGCGAATTCATCGAAGCAAGCACCGAGATTACGGCACAGGCCCAACAAGATCAGGCTCGCGAAACCGGCAAGGTGATCAACCAGTTGTTCCGCCAGATGCGCTCGATCCGCACAGCATGGCGTCAAGCCTGGCCGGACAAGAAGGCGTACATGGAATCGAAGGCCACCTGGCTGCAGGCGTTCATCGAGAACGGCATCTGCACCCAGGAGCAGATCGATATCGGCCTGATCCGCTGCCGGGCAGAGCCGTCCGACTTCATCCCGAGCGTGGGCAAGTTCATTCAAGGCTGCGTGCCGACGCCCGAAATGCTGAACCCGCCGTTGCCGAGCGTCGAAGTTGCGTACAAGCAGGCCCTGCGCAACTGCCACCCAACGATGCACGGTGTCGCGAAGTGGTTTCACCCGGCCGTCTACCATGCGACCGCCGCGGCCGGGTTTAACAGCCTGCCATTGCTCAGCCGGGAACTTGGCCTGATCAGCTTCGAGAAGCGTTATCTGGAGCAGGTCCGCAAGGTTTGGATGGGCGAGTTGCTAGGCCCTGTGCCGGTAGCTGAGCTTGCTGCACCGCCGGCTGAACGCACCCCTGAGGTTGGCAATCAAGCATTGGCCGCTCTCCGTGCCATGCGCTCGGGAGGTGCCGCCCGTGCCTGACTCGCGCCTTGCACCGACCAATCCCGCCGAGTACCGGTACGCCGTGCACTGCTGCGGCTACAAGTTGGACCTCACTGACAAACCAGATCGTGCTGTCGGCCTGTTCGAGCATCGCGCCATTGCGCAGCAGTTCGGCCGCCTGATGTGGCCCAACACTTTCGAAATTATCGACGTCATCACCGGGGAGAAGGTATGAGCGCCTACCTGAACGACATCCTGATTCATCTGTTCATCGTTTTCATGCTGATCGCCGCCGGTGGCGTCTTGTGGGGTATCCGCCGCCTTGAGCGCCGTGCCCGCGTCGCGCGGGGGGATCGTCCATGAAGGCAGCTGCCATGAAGTTGTTCAAGTCCAAGCCCATCCGCGCCAAGTCCATCGACCGCGAAGGACTTGAGCAGGCAGCGCTGATGGCCGAGCTGCGCGCCCGTGTGCCGGCTGTTGCCGACTTGTTCTACCACGTACCGAACGGCGGGCACCGCCACAAAGCGGTAGCCGCGAAACTCAAGCAGCAAGGCGTGGTGGCCGGCATCCCTGACCTGGTGCTGACAATGGCGCGAGGCGGGTATTTCGGCCTGTACATCGAATTCAAGGCCACGCCGCCGAACGACGCCGCTATCTCGACAAGCCAGCACGAGCGCATCCGAAAACTCAACGAGCAGGGCTATCTCGCCGTGGTGTGCCGTGGCCACTTCGACGCGATGGAGCAGATCCGCGCCTACCTGCGTCTCGCTCCTACAGTGGTGGCCGCATGAACCATCAATTCAAGGCGGGTGATATGGCTATCATTGTCGGTGCCAACTCGCTCACCCAGAATATCGGCAAACAATGCCAGCTCCGCGAGTTCGTGGTGAGCGGTGATCATTACGTGGCGCCGAATGGTGTGGTGTATCGGCACGATGATGTTCCCTGCTGGACGCTTGTCGGTGATGGTCTCGTTGCAGTTGTGGAGGATGAAGTCGTGCAACTTGGCTTTGGCATCCACGAGCCGCGGCACCTGATGCCCCTGCGCGACGGCTTCGCCCCTACAGGGCAGAAGTCTAGGGCGGTCCCGGCATGACCAGCGCCGCCGTAAAGATCACCGACGCCGAGATCAAGCGCCAAGCCGCCGGTACCGTCCGCGATCTGCGCGACACCGACAATCGCGGCCTTTACCTGCGTTTCACCCAGAACCGTGCGCGGGCTTCTTGGTATCTCGTTGCCAAAGGAGCGTGGAACCACATTGGCAACTTCCCTGACCTCAAAACGAATCAGGTGGTGGCCGCTCTTCCGGCGACTCGACTTCGTGTTGCCGCTGGAGAGGGTTCAACGCTTTCAAAGTGGGTAACCACCCGCGAGCTGCTCGACTGGTTCGCCGATCGCATGTCGCGCGATCGCAACCTGTCGAGCAAGCGCAAGAAGACCGGCGCTTCGCTGATCAAGTGCCACCTAGTCCCGTGCCTGGGCAATCTGCCGCTCGCCAGCATCGACAAGGCCACCCTCGACAGCAAGTTCATGTGGCCGTTGCAGGAGAAGATCGGCATCGACTACGTGCGATCAGCGTTCCAGCTGCTGGCCTTGGCATTCCGTCAGGCGTTCAAGCTGGGCCACCTCTCGGCCAACCCTATGGCCGCCATCAAGTTCAACGACTTCTCGAAGGCCAAGGTCGGGATCAAGCCGTCGCGCCTGCGTGGTGTTCAGCTGCAAGGCCTGCTAGAGCAACTGAGCGAAGTCACCAAGGCGGTGCCGCTGGATGCCATGTTGGCCTTGATGATGCTCTGCCATGGAACACGTATCGGCGAAACACGTCAGGCGCGCTGGTCGCACATCAGCCTGGCCGAGCGTGAGTGGTTCATTCCGGCCGAGCACACCAAGACCGGTGTCGAGCATCACCTGCCACTGACAGAGCAAGCGTGCGAGCTGCTGATCCGGTATCGAGAAGGTCAGTACGCCAGAGGATATGACGGCCAGTTCCTGTTCCCGGCTCGCAATGGCAAGGCCCTGAGTGAAGGCCAAGCCAGTGCCGTATTCACCCGATTGGGGCAGGGCGAGTGGACCAGTCACGACCTGCGCAAGGTGGCCCGCACCGGTTGGGCAGACATCGGCATTGACCACCTGATCGGTGAACTGCTGATCAACCATGCGATGGGCCACAACGTGAAGGTGTACATCCAGTCGGACGTTATGAGCCGCAAGCGTGATGCCCTGGAGCAGTGGCACGCCCATCTAGACCAGAAGGGGTTCAGCCTCATTCACGGATTGACCGGCTTTAGATTCGGAGATTCCGGTAATGCGCTGGAAGCCACGGAACATAAGGCCTTCAAGGCCAGCAAAGAATCAACCATAGGCGAGGTTTAAAAATGCTGATTCAGCTCATCAAGCGCACCCGACTCGCCGTGAATCCGGCCGATGTCAGCGCCATCTTCATCTATACGGTGAACCACGAACCTATCCTGGAAGTGCAGATGCGGTCCGGCGGGAAGTACCAGGTCCGCCATGAGCCGGCCCTTCCAAATGGCGATGACGTTTACCAGGTCCACAAGCAGCTGATGGAGGCCGTATGACGAAGTCGCATGGACCGTCCCTCCAGCGTCAGCTGAAGTTCATCGTCGAGTGCAACATCTGTCTCGGTAAGGGCGAACGGCTCGGGCTTTTCCACTATCTCGAGTGCGAGCACTGCCTGGGCTCTGGCTGGGTCTGCGGCCACACGCTCCAGACTCTGCCGTTGAGTGACGTTGTACCGGTACTCAATGCGCGCTTGAAAGACGCGCTCGCCGAGATTGCCAAGGCTCGCCATGTCATCGGCGGCGCCCACGAACAATACGAACAGAACAACCGCCGCGGTGCCGGCGGCTCGAACTTCACAGGGGATTGATCAATGGGTATCTATAAAGACGTGATGGGCACCCTGGTACGCGTACTGGCCGCCGACAACATCGACAACAGCACGAAGCAGTCCTGGCAGAAGTTGATCGACGCCGATCTGCGCCAAGGTTGCACCGGCAGTTCAATCTCGGTCCGCGACAAGTTCGACTATGACTGCTGCCTGCATGCGCTGCTGCACCGCGAACTGGCTCCAGCACAGTGGGACGTGCTGGTTGCCAAGTACTCGACCCACAAGGCCAACAAGGTAGCTGCAATCGGTCGGCTGATCAGCCGAATCAGCTCACCAGCCCCACAGTTGTTCATCTATAAGGCGGTCACGGCCTGGGCAATCCCCAAGCTTCGGGGCGAACAGTCGGGCAAGCGATCCACCGACATGATCGTGCTGTCGGCCGAGTTCTATGACATGAACACCTGGGACCTTGAGGGTAAGCCTGAGTCGACACGCCGCCGCTGGAAGACTGGTGTTGCTCGGTGCCTTGAGCGCCTCGAGGAGCAGGCAGTGGTGCACGCAACCGAAATATTCGACCGGGAAGAAATCTTCATAGATGCCGCTTGACCGTAGTGGCGCTTTGATCGTAAATTAACCCCATCATGTCGATCTTGCGCGTATGAGAGACGACACACAGAGCCCAGTCAACCGCTGGGCTTTTTGCTTTCACCAGTTCACAGAGCCTCGGCATTTGCCGGGGCTTTTTCGTTTTCGGCTCCACCACACCCATTGCTCCGAGCTGGGAGTGCTGCTGGAGCCGTACCTATCACGCTCCCCGCAAGGGAGGACATCGGATGAAGCTCATGCCCGAAAAGAACCCGGACACGTGGGCCGCTATCTGGGTGGCCCTGAGCAATCCACTTTGGCAGGGCGCAATTATGGCGATCCTCATCTCCTTCCTGCGCGTCCTGTATGACGCTAAAGAGACCAGCAAGCGCCGGATCTTCTTCGAGGCGCTGATCTGTGGTGGGTTGAGCCTGTCTGCCAGTAGCGTCATTGAGTGGATGGCCTGGCCATCGAGTTTGTCTGTTGCCGCCGGCGGAACCATTGGGTTCCTCGGCGTAACGGCCATTCGCGAGATGGTGACCCGCTTCCTGGGTCGCAAGGTGGATTCGCTATGAAGGCGTTCGCTGCTGCAGCAATCATCGCGCTCGTTGCCTGCCTGTTGCTGGGTATCCAGCACTACCAGGTCATTGCACTTGAAGGGCAGGTGACGATCGAGGCCAAGGGTAAACAGGATGCCATCGAAGCCAACACCGAGAGCCAGGCGACGATCACCACCCTGCGTGCCGAAGCCAAGCGCAACGCTGACTACACCGCCGACCTGGCCACACGAATCAAGGTCAGCGAAAAGAAAGCCAACAAGGCGAGGAAAGACTTTGAAGAACTCAAGCGCAACAGCAAGCCTGTTCGTGATTGGGCTGCTCAGCCTTTGCCTGACGGCCTGCGCGGGAAGCCCGCCGCTGGTAACAAAGACAACGGCAGTAAGAGTCGAGCCCCCTGAACTAATCCCGTGCGAACGCGTTGATGCCGATCAGGCTGACCTGCGCGACAACGGTGATGTGTGGGACCTAAAAGACCAGGCCGTAAAGTTGCTGGACACGTGCGCCGACCAGGTGGACGCCCAGATCAAACGCAGCCAGACGAGGTAGACCGCCATGCGTAACGTTGACCCTATGTGGATGGTGCTGGTGTTCGTTGCCGGTTTGGCGGTCGGCTGCAAGATGGTTGGAGGTTGGTAAGGTATGCCTCTGAGGTCGAAGAAGCCCTGCAATGCCCAGGGCTGCAATGTGCTGACCCGCAACCCGCGCTACTGCGATGACCATGTGGACGTCGGCAAGAGCGCCGAGGCCAAGCGCCGCGAGCGACAGCGTGAGACCAGCGCTCAGCGCGGGTACAGCTATAAGTGGCAGCAGGCACGCAAGGCCTACCTGGCCAAGCGCCCACTCTGCGTTGAGTGTGAGCGCCAAGGGTTGGTGGTAGCAGCCACTGACCTTGACCACATCATCGCCCACAAGGGTGACAAGGCCGTGTTCTGGGATAGATCCAATTGGCAAGCCCTTTGCCACCCCTGCCACAGCAGGAAGACGGCGTCGGAGGACGGCGGCTGGGGCAATCCTGCGAGAAATCGTGCAAATTGACCGAAACCACTGCCGAAATGAGGCTGATTCTCAATACGGGAGGGGGAGGGTCAAAAGTCCGGGGTTTTCGGTAGCTAGACCGTCCCCTTGGGCTTTCTCGTACGACCGCGAAATTAAAAATTCAGGAGTTGCGCGATGGGAGGTACCGCCACGGTCGCCGGCCGTGGTCGCAAACCCAAGCCGACGGCACAGAAAAAACTCGCTGGGAACCCCGGAAAGCGGGCGCTAAACCATGATGAGCCTCAGTTCACCACCGTCACTAATATTGATCCACCCGAGTGGCTCAGTGAGCGCGCCGCCACTATGTGGAAGATGCTTATCCCTGAATTATTGCGAGAAAAAGTTGTTGCGCTGACCGATCTGCACAACGTCGAGGCGTTCTGTACCGCCTATGACAAGTGGCGCATGTCCGAAGAAGCCGTTCAAAAATTCGGGATCGTGGTCGAGTCTGCCCAGGGCAGCCCGATGAAAAACCCCGCGCTCACGGCAGCGAATGAATCCATGCGCCAGCTGGTCACATTCGGTTCACTTCTCGGCCTCGATCCGGCCAGCCGGACGCGGATCATCGGCGGCAACAAACAATCCTCCACCAACGAATTCGCAAAACTATTGAGTTCCTGATGGCCAAATCCCCGCACCCAAACGTCGACAAGGCGATGGCTTGGGGAAGGTCTCTTTTGCGCGGGAAGGTTCCAGCGTGCCGCTACATCCATCAGGCTGTTCAGCGTCACTTCGATGACGTGGCGGCGAGCCGCAAGCGCGGCTTTCGTTTCAAGTTCGACCCGGCCAAGGCTGAGAAGAAGCTCAAGCTAATCCAGCTCCTGCCGCATACAAAGGGTGAGTGGGCATTCAAGAGGCAACTGATCACTCTGGAGGCGTGGCAACTTTTCGGCTTGGCTGTAACGTTCGGCTGGGTCAAGAAGAAGGGCGGCCATCGCCGGTTCCGTGAAAGCTATTGGGAAGTGCCCCGCAAGAACGGCAAGTCCGTAGTTGCTGGCGGCGTTGGTATCAGCATGTTCGTTGCCGACGGCGAGTACGGCGCCGAAGTGTACGCAGGCGCGACCACCGAGAAGCAGGCGTGGGAAGTGTTCCGACCTGCGAAGCTGATGGTGAGTAAGTCGCCAATGCTGGTGCAGGCTGCCGGTATTGAGGTGAACGCCTCCAACATGAACATTCCGTCCGACTTCAGTCGCTTCGAGCCGCTGATCGGCAACCCCGGAGACGGCGCTTCGCCCAGTTGCGCAATAGTCGACGAATACCACGAACACCCAACATCGGCTCAGTACGACACCATGCTCACCGGCATGGGCGCGCGGCGGCAGCCGTTGATGTTCATCATCACCACCGCAGGCGCCGATATCGAAGGCCCGTGCTACGACAAGCGCCGCCAGGTGATCGAAATGCTCGAAGGCACTGTGCCCGATGACGAGCTGTTCGGATGGATATGGACGCTGGACGAGGGCGACGACTGGACCGATCCGAAGATGCTGGCCAAGGCCAATCCGAATCACGGGGTCTCGGTGTTCCAGGAATATCTGGAAAGCCAGCAGGCTCGGGCAATACGGTCTGCGCGGTTCACCAACACCTTCAAGACAAAACACCTGAACCTGTGGGTGAGCGCCAAGTCAGGCTTTTTCAATATGGAAAGCTGGAAGGCGTGCGAAGACACCACGCTGACACTGGAGCAGTTCGAGGGGCAGGAGTGGAACGCCGGTTTCGACTTGGCGAGAAAGCTCGACATGAACTCCAGATCCAGGCTGTTCTGGCGTGTGATTGATGAAAAGGTCCACTACTACAGCATCGCTCCGAAGTTCTGGGTTCCCTATGACACGGCCTTCAATGCCGATAACAAGCGGATGTCGGAGCGGTTCCAGGCGTGGATTCACTCCAAGCACCTGGATGTGACTGATGGTGCTGAGGTCGACTATCGCGAGATCCTCGAGGACACCAAAGAGGCGAACCGTCACGCTCCGATTCGTGAGTGCCCGATTGATCCGCATGGGGCGACAGGTCTTAGCCATGATCTTGATGACCAAGGTTTTGAGCCGATCACCATCACGCAGAACTACACCAACATGTCCGACCCAATGAAGGAGCTGGAAGCTGCGATAGAGGCTGGCCGGTTCCATCACGACGGCAACCCGATCATGACCTGGTGCATCGGAAATGTGATTGGCAAAAACCTGCCTGGTAATGATGACGTGGTGCGGCCGATTAAGCAGGGCGATGACAACAAGATCGATGGCGCCGTCGCTTTGATTATGGCGATCGGCCGCGTTCTGGCGAACCTACACCCCGACGACACCCTCTCTGACCACATCTCCAAGCACGGAATTCGAACCCTATGACCGACGAAATCAAGCCGACAAAGCTGGAGGCGCTGAAAGAGGCCGCCCCCGATCTCGTCGGCATCCTTGGTTTGACTTTGCTGACGCGCGGTCTGTGGGTGTGGGTTGGGGAGTCACTTGCGTTGACCGTTTGTGGCGCTCTGCTGATCACCTTGTCCGTGGTCTCAATTCTTCGAGGTGATCGCTGATGCTCCGCGCACTCCTTGGAAGGAAAGGTGGTACTCAGATCATTGATACGCCGGAAAAGCTCGCCCAGGCATTGGGCGCAGGATATGAAAGCAATGCTGGTCAGCGCGTGACCACCACGAGCGCCATGCAGCAATTGGTTGTATTCAACTGCGTGCGGGTGCTGGCTGAGTCAATGGGGATGTTGCCTTGCCGCCTTTTGAAACAGACAGGCCGGGTCCGATTGCCAGCTACGGCGCATAGGCTCTACCCGCTGATCACGATGGCACCGAATAGCTACATGACTGCCCAGGAGTTCTGGGAGATGTTGGTGGCGTGCCTGTGTCTTCGTGGCAACTTTTATGCTTACAAAGTGATGGCGCTGGGCAATGTGGTAGAGCTGCTGCCGCTCAGCCCCGACATCGTTACCCCCAAGCTAAAGGACGACTGGACGGTTGAGTACACAGTCAACTTCAAGTCGGGAACAAAGGTCCTCACTCAGGACGAAATCTGGCACGTCCGGCTGTTCACGCTGGATGGGCTGAATGGATTGAACCCAATTGCTTACGCACGTCAGGCGCTCGGCTTGGGCCAGGCTATGGATGCTCATGCGGCCAAGCTATTTACCAATGGCGCCGTTACCAGTGGTGTTCTGAGAACTGAGCAGCAACTCACCGACGAGGCTTTCGGACGGCTCAAGACGGAGTTTCAGGGCGAGCATATGGGCGTGGCTAACGCCTACAAACCTATGATCCTGGAGATGGGGCTGGACTGGAAACCAATCAGCCTCAACGCCCAAGACACCCAATTCATCGAATCCAAAAAGCTGACAGAAGCGCAGATCTGCGGCTTGTTCCGTGTGCCGCCGCACCTGGTGGCCAGCATGGAAAAAATGACGCTCAACAACATTGAGCATATGGGCATGAGCTTCGTGAACTACTCGCTAGTCCCGATCATGACTCGCATCGAACACCGCATTCAGGTAGGCCTGCTCAGTGAGAAAGACCGGCTAACTCATTACGCCAAGTTTAACGCGGGTGCCCTCATGCGTGGCGACCTGAAGGGGCGATATGAGTCCTACGGCAAGGGCATTCAATGGGGGATCTTGAGCCCCAACGACTGCCGGGAGCTGGAGGACGAAAACCCCCGCGAAGGCGGCGACATCTACCTCACCCCAATGAACATGACCACCAAACCAGAGGCTGCCGACGATGCAGACAAAACAGCGTCTTGACGTGCCGCTGACCATTAAATCGGTCAGCGACAGCGGCGAGTTCGAAGGCTACGGGTCCGTGTTCGGCGTCGTGGACAGTTACAGCGATGTTGTTGTGCGCGGCGCATTCACCGCAAGCCTGGCCAGATGGAAGGAAAAGGGGCGCCTGCCGGCGATGCTCTGGCAACACAATATGAGCGAGCCGATCGGTATCTATACCGAGATGCGTGAGGACGACGTAGGCCTTTACGTCAAAGGCCGACTGCTTGTCGATGATGACCCGCTGGCCAAGCGTGCGCACGGACACATGAAAGCAGGAAGCCTTACCGGGCTGTCCATCGGTTACATGCTCGAGGACGGTGGCTATGACTATGACAAGGAGAAGGGCATCTGGCTGCTGAAGGCAATCGACCTCTGGGAAGTTTCCCCGGTCACCTTCCCGGCTAACGACGAAGCCCGGATTACCGATGTGAAATCTCTGCTGGCTCGCGGCGAAACACCGCCGCCCAGCAAAGTGGAGCGAGCCCTTCGAGAGGTTGGGTTTTCTGGCTCCCAGGCCAAGGCCTTCATGGCCAAAGGCTACGGCGCAGTTTCACCGCGAGAGGCGGGTGCCGACGACGCACTGCAATCCCTGAAATCACTCATGAACAGAATGTAAGGAGCCTCTCATGGCTGTTGAATTAAAAGATGTGGAACAAGTCGCTGAAGCCCTTGGCAAGAAGTTCGACGAGTTCAAAGAAAAGAACGACAAACGCATTGATGGCCTAGAAGCCGAAAAGGGCAAGCTGTCCGGTCAAGTCGATACGCTCAACGAAAAGCTTGGCGAATTGGATGCGCTGAAAAGCGATCTGGAAAAAGAATTGCTGGCGTTGAAACGTCCGGACGGTATCGGCACCAAAGCAGCCAGCGAGCACAAGACCGCGTTTCTGCAGTTTGTGCGCAAGGGTGTCGATACTGGCCTGGGCGACCTGCAAGCGAAGGCTTTGCAGATTGGCACCGAGGCCGACGGTGGTTATGCGGTACCTGAAGAAATGGACCGCAATATCATCCAGCTGCTCCGCGATACCTCGCCGATGCGCCAGGTTTGCAACCAGATCACCGTCGGGTCGCCAGACTACAAGCGTCTGGTCGGGCTGGGTGGCGCGGGGTCTGGCTGGGTTGGTGAAACTGATCCGCGCCCAGCGACGGGCACTCCTACCCTCGGGCAGATCTCTGCCTTCATGGGCGAGATTTACTCCAACCCCCAGGCCACTCAAACCAGCCTGGACGACATCTTCTTTAACGCCGAAACGTGGCTCAACGAAGAGGTCGCACGCGAGTTTTCCGAAAAAGAAGGCAACGCTTTCCTCCTGGGTAACGGCACCAACAAGCCGAAAGGTCTGTTGGCATATCCATTGCTGACCACGTCCGACGATGCGCGCGCGTTCGGTTCCCTGCAAAAGCTGATTTCGGGCGCGGCAGGCGCCTTCAATGGCGACAGGCTGATCGATCTGATTCACGCTTTAAAGGCCGGCTACCGGGCTAACGGCAAGTTCATGATGGGCAATCTGACCGTCGCCTATGCGCGCAAGCTGAAAGACAGCGAAGGCAACTACCTGTGGCGCCCGGGCTTGGAAGCGGGCGCTCCTTCGAGCCTGCTGGGCTATGGCATTGTCGAAAACGAAGACATGCCTGATGTTGCTGTCGATGCCAATGCCATCGCTTTTGGCGACTTTAAGCGCGCCTACACCATCGTGGATCGCATCGGTACCCGTGTGCTGCGCGACCCGTACACCAACAAGCCCTACGTGGGTTTCTACACCACCAAGCGCGTCGGCGGCATGCTGGTCGACTCTCAGGCCGTGAAGGTTCTGACCCTCAGCGCAGTGTAATCGTGGCGGGCGTCTTCGGGCGCCCGGCCCGCAGGAGAGCATCATGCCAACAATCAATGTGACCAAACCGTTTCCATTTGCGGTTGACGGCAATGAAGTGATTCAAGTCGAAGTCGGCGAGCAAGAAGCTTCCGAGCGCTTGGCACTCGTAGCAGTGGAACACCTGGGGTGTGCCACCTTGGTGGGGGACTCTACAGAGACGGATCCGAAGAAAATGAAGGTTCCAGTGCTGAAGGATTGGCTCACAGCCAAAGGCATTGCCTTCGATCCATCGGCCAACAAGGAAGCCTTGCTGGCACTGGTTCCTTCTGGTGATTGATCTGGTCACCGTCAAGGCTCACTTGCGGGTCGACCATGACGATGAAGATGCACTGATTCAGGGCTACACGGATGCAGCCCTCAGTGCGTTTGAGACCTGGACCAATCGGATGTTGGTCGACCCGGGTGGAGTGCTGCCTGATCCAATCGGCAATGCGCTTCTCATGACAAAATCAATCAAGCAGGGCGCGCTCATGCTGATTGGCCATTGGTACGGCAGTCGTGAAACCGTGGTAATCGGCACCATTACTGCGGAACTTCCCATGGCTACAAATGCCCTGTGGAAGCCCCACCGCTGGGTGAATGTATGAGAGCCGGGCCATTGCGTCATCGATGCACGATGTTCAAGCCGGTGCTGACGAAGAATAAGACTGGCGGCTTCGACACCACCTGGATTGAGCTGGGCAAGCTTTGGTCCGAAATCGCCTTGCCTTCAGGGCGTACGGCCCCATTCGCCGAGCAATTGAAAGCGATAGTCTCGGCTGAGATACGCGTCAGGCCCCGCGGTGATGCTGTTGCCGGTAACCGCTTGGTGCACACAGCAAATGGAATTGCCACCACCTACTTGATTGAAGCCTCGCTGCCCAACAACGAGCGCGACATGCTTCGATTGCTTTGTTCAAACGTCCCCAACCCATAGAGGTGCGTCATGAAAGTAACTGCTTTGGGGAATCTTTCCGGCGCCGTTGGTGAAAAATCCAAAGGTGAAGACTTCACTGTCGATGCCAAAACGGGTGCTGACCTTATCAGTCGCGGCTTGGTGCGCGCAGCTGATGAACCGCAAACAATCCCCAAGAAGGCCGAACCGGCCAAGGAGTGATCCATGGTCGCTCGCCGATCCCGGATGTCAGGAGACTTCAAGCTTCGGAAGACGCTGCGCAATATTCACGAAACCATGGATAACGAATTGGCACCTGCCATGCAGGAGGCGGCCAACAAGATTCTGGAAACAATGCGGCAGCTCGTTCCGAAAGATACCGGTGCTGCTGCGGCCGCACTGCAGGTTTTTGTTTCGAAAAGCGGTTTGGATGCGCAGATCGGTATCCGGGGAAAAAGGGACACGCGCCGTTTCTTTTATCTGCGCTTCTTCGAGTACGGGACCAAGGGCTACAGCGGCTCCATTTACCGTCGGGCTGACATCAGTGCCGCAGGCGGTGAGCACACCAACAATCGAGACAAGTCCCAACTGAAAGGGCGCCGCAATGCCCTGAATCGGCGGCCCACAAAAAACAAAAGCGATGGCTCGCATTTTTTCGGGAAGTACCCAGATATTCCGGCCCGCCCAGCACACCCATGGCTACGGCCCGCAATGGCAGTCAACCGTGAGTTTGTTCTGGCAAACATCAAGGCAGCCGTAGCCCGGACGCTGCACAAAGCAAGTGAGGGCGTTACCGATGGCTGATCCATCCGTTGCATTGCAAGAAGCCTTGTTCGCACGCCTGGAGGCCGAAGTCTCCTGTCCTGTGTACGACGGCGCGCCGCTGGATACGCCGATGCCCTACATCTCGTTTGACCGGGAGATCTCGGCGAACACCAGCCCTATTGCCGGACGCAAGCGCGAGCAACGCCTGATCTACCTGTCGGTCTGGTCTGATGCCCACGGTCAGGCCGAGGTGAAGCGGATCAATGGTGAGATTGTTGCCGCTCTGGATGAGCGCCGCTTGCCGCTGGCAGTAGGCCGGGCTGTATCAGTTCGAGTCGAGCAAGCCGACGCCCAGCGCGATGCTGACGGCGTCACGTACCAGGGATCGATCACGGTCCGCGTTATCACCACCCACTAACTCCCAACACCGGCCGCCCCGCGGCTTTATCCAATGTGCCTTTGGAGGAACCCCCATGGCCGATGACAACCTCAACACAGCCGCCGGCTGCCGAATCTCGATCGGCAGCAAAAACGGCGCAGATACCGAAGCGCTCTACAAGGCTGACACCTATGTCGAGCTCGGTGAAGTCGAAGACCTTGGCGAGTTCGGCGATACCTTCAGCTCGGTTACTTTCACGTCCCTGCGCGACGGTCGCGTGCGCAAGTACAAGGGCACCGCTGATGCGGGCGACCTGACCGTGACCGTCGGCCTGGACAATGGCGACCTGGGCCAGGCCAAGCTGAAGGTTGCTCACAAGGACCGCAGCAAGGGCGACTACAACATCAAGATCACCCTGAACGATGGTGATCCTGATGCCGCCCCGGCGGTGCTGCCGACCACGTTCTACCTGCGAGGCAAGGTGATGAACAACACCGTTGCCGCCGGCGCCGCTGACAACGTGGTTCGCCGCAACGTCACGATCGGCATCAACTCCGACATCCTTGAAATCCTCCCGGCCCCTGTAGCGCCGTAACCTGCGGGGCTTCGGCCCCGACTCTTAAGGATCTGACGAATGAGCAAGACTCTTTTCGGAACCGTCGATATCAAGCTCGACGACGAGACCTACACCTTGATGCCGACGCTCGGCGCCGTGCGCGCAATTGAAGCTCACTTCGGTGGCCTGCGCGGGGCGTCCCAGGCTATCAACGCGTTGAGCGTCGATGGTTGCGCGGTGATCATCGCCAGTGGTGCTGGCTTGAAAGGTAAGGCCGTCGAGGCTGTCGCCGAGCAGGTTTGGCAGGCTGGTGTCCTGGAAGTGTCTGTGCAGCTGAATGCATACCTGGTGGCTCTGTATAACCCGAAGGGCCCTGACGCGGGAAAGGAAAAGCCGGCGGCGGCGTAAGTGCTGTCGAGGACGGCAGCTACGTCGACCGGCTATACGCGGTGGCCACCGGCTGGCTGGGATGGCCGCCTGAACTCGCCTGGTCCACGCCGATCCCTGAGCTGTTTCTGGCCATGGACGCCAGGATCGAGTGGGCACAAATGACCAACCCCTTCGGCGGCGGAAAGACAAAACCCAAGACTGGCAAGCCATCATCATCGACGGTGGCGGATAAGCTGAGGCAGGCGCTTACTGGGCGTCAGGCGGTATGATTGGGTGGAGACCACTTATTTGATAGGCTGCCGCTTTGAATGGAGGCAAAGTCGATGCAATTCTTGATAGTGGTCCTACTTCTGGTAATCGCTGTGACGCTTGCTCCTGGTTTCTTCTTAGGTCTAGCAACGGTAGCGCTTTCTGCTGGCGGAATCATCGGGGTTTCGATGGGCGTGGTAGTGGTGATCCTCCTGATGGTTTATGCGTGGCAAAAAATATCGTCGGACCCAGCTAGGCAGCAAGCCCGGGAAGAGCGCCGGATCAGGAAAATTACTGACTCCGCGAACAGGAAGAATTCCTCCAAGGAATGATTTCCAATAATCATCAAACGAAACCCGCTTCGGCGGGTTTTTTTATGCCTGGAGATAAGCATGGCCGATACCGACGTACAGGGGATGCTCGTCCGCATTGAGGCCACCACGGCGCAGTTGCGTCAAGAGATGGCCCGGGCAGATTCCAGCGTTGGTCAGGCGTCCAGCAAGATCGACAAAAGCCTGGGGCGTGTCGATGCTGCTTTTGATCGCGCCGGTGAAAGCGCCCAGGATGCGGCGGGCTTGATCAAAAGTGCTCTGGCAGTTGCAGTAGGCGCAGCCTCGATCAGCAGGATTATCGAAACGGCTGACTCGTTCAGTCAGATGTCCGATCGTATTGGCATGGCCACCAGCAGCGTCGGCGAATACAACCTGGTGCAGGATCGCCTGCTTGAAACCGCGAAGCGCACTTACCGCCCGCTCGCTGAAGCGCAAGAGTTGTATATCCGAACCTCGGACAGCCTGAAGTCCATGGGCTACAACACCAGCCAGGCGCTGGATGTGATGGATAGTTTCAGCTTTCTGTTGGTGACCAACTCGGCGTCGGCTGATAAGGCCAGTTCAGCTATCGACGCTTATTCAAAGGCGCTTCAGACTGGCAAGGTAGAAGCCGACGGCTGGCAGTCGATCCTTGCAGCTATGCCGACCGTAGTTGATACGATCGCGAAGTCCACCGGTAAAACAGCTGAAGAAATCCGAAGCCTTGGTGCCCAGGGCAAGCTTGGCCTCGATATTCTTACAGAGGGCTTTCAGAAGTCTGCAGTTGCCAATGGCCTGCTGGCCGACAGCATGGGTGTAGCGGTACGCGATGCCATACAGAACCTCAACAACGCCTTCACGGTATACGTGGGTCGGTTGAATGAAACCACGGACGGTACGGGTATTTTAGCCAAGGGTATTGGCTCGCTTGGCGATAACTTTGAAACTCTCGCGAATGTCGCCGGCATTATTGCAGTTGGGGCTTTGGCCGGTTACGGCCGTCAGCTAGCTGGATCTGCAGTCGCATCTGTCAATGCAACAAGGGCTGCGGTTGCTGATGCCGTCGCTCGAAAGGCTCAAGCTACTGCTGTTCTGCTCGCTGCCCAGGCCGAACAGCAAAAGGCTCAAACGACGGTTTTCCTTGCTGAGAAAGAAGCCGTCGCTGCTCGCGGCACAGCTGTTCAAACACAAATGTCTCTCCAGCTCGCAGAGGCGAGGATGGTGGAGACTCGCGCTACTAGCGCCGTGGCCGCTGCCCAGGTCGCTGCAAGCCGCGCATCTCTTGGAATTATGGGGGTGCTTGGAGGCCCAGCCGGTATCGCGGTACTGGCAATCGGAGCCGCAACTGCCTTTCTTACGCTGCGCGACAACACCAGCGTTCTTGAACAGAAGCTTGGCGATCTAAGTGATCCGCTAGACAAACTGATTGAACGATTTGGAAAGCTCAATAGAGCCACCCAGTCGGTGACGCTTAACGAGCTGAAGTCAAAAGTCGAGGACATGCAAAGCAAGCTCGGGCAGATGTCCGGAGCCATAGCTGATAAGTTCGAGAGTGACCTTCGGGGCATGGGTGCTGCTGGCGCCGACGGGCTCATGGCTGGACTTACGCCGTTACCTAAGGAGGCGCAGCAGGCGCTGGACTTGGTGAGGCAGGCATCCAAAGATCAGGCGGCCGGCATAACTGTTGATTGGAAGACCGTCACTGATCAGTTGCGTACCGTTCCCGGGGTCACTGCGTCGATGGCGGACGCTATCGACAAAAGCCAGATTCCAGTCAGCGATCTCAGTACTGAGCTTGGCCGGCAAAGCGAGGTGATTTCGAGACTGACCGGCGAGACCGATGCCAATACCGCAGCCCGAAATAAGAACAACGCCGCCATCGCCGCCGCCGAACAGGTAGGTCAGAAGTATCTTGAGCAGCTGCAGAAGCAACTCGGCGCCGCTCAAGACAAAACCAGCCTTGAGGCAGCAAACCGCTTCATTGCTGAAAACACGGATTTAACGGAAGGCATGATTGTTGCCATCCGATCGGCTGCAGCGGCCAAGGATGCCCAAAAATCTTCAGACGATGCTGCCGCCAAGGCGCTGAGGAAGAACACCACCGAAGCGAGCTCTGCCGCGAAACAGCAGCTCAAGTCGTTCGATACCGCCGAGGAAGGCTATCAGCGCCAGATAGAACTTCTCAACACTACGGGTGACAAGCAGAAAAACGCCACCGAGGTGATGAAGCTGTCCTTCGAGCTACAGGAAGGGAAGCTCGGTAAGCTGAGCGAGGCGCAAAAGAAAAAGCTCATGGGTATGGCTGCCGAGCTCGATGCGCTGAACAAGCTGAAGAAAGCCAACGAAGACGACCTTAAGCTCACGGCTTTCAAGAATGCCCAGGCGCTGACGACCAAAACCACAAAGGATGGTTTCGACCAAGAATTAGCCGGCATCGGGATGGGCGACAAGGCCCGCGACCGGATGCGTGCTGATCTGGCCATGCGGCAGAAATACGCCGCTGATGTGGTAAGCCTTAACGAGCAGCGCAACACTGGGCAGATTACGCCGGAGCTCTATGCCAACGAAACTCAGGTACTCCAAGACGAACTGAACAAGCGGTTGGCGGCCCAAGAAAACTTCTACGCGGCCACGGATGTTCAGCAGGCCAACTGGATGAACGGCGTCAACGAGGCGTGGGCAAACTACGCCGCTTCGGCGCGGGACTACTCCGCGCAGGCTGCGGACATCACCAACACTGCTCTGAGCGAAGCAACGGGGGGAATGGGCACTTTCTTCGCTGATGTGGCCAGCGGTGCGGAAGATGCAGGTGATGCCCTTGGCGACATGGTCGGTAACTTCGCTAAGTCGATGCTGAAGGCCTTGGGCGATATGGCTGCTCAGTGGCTGATCTATCAGGGCGTGCAAATGCTCGTCGGCAAATCCACCCAAGCAACCGCGGCGGGAACGCTCGGCGCCAATGCGGCAGCGATGTCGCTGCAGGCCGGCCTGAACGCCTATGCCTCGACGGCGGCGATCCCGATCATCGGCCCGGCGGCTGCGCCCGCTGCAATGGCTACGGCACTGAGCGTCACAGGCCCGCTCGCTTCGGCGGTGGGCATGACTGCGATGTCCGGCGTGGGCTTCATGGAGGGCGGCTACACCGGCAACGGCCGGCGCGACGAAGTTGCCGGACCGGTCCACCGGGGTGAGTTCGTGTTCAACTCGGAGGCGACCGCCCGGATCGGTGTGGGAACACTGGAGGCCATGAGTAACGGGAAGGCCGCGATGATCAGTTCGTCCGGAGGCAGCAGCAGTGGTGATTCTTCATCGGGCGGTCCGGCACCGATTATCTTCAACGCTCCGGTGACGGTGCAGGCGCAGCCAGGCATGAGCGAGCAGCAAGCGCAAATGCAGGGCGAATCAATCAGTGCCGGCCTTGAGTCCAGCTTCGGTCAGTTCCTCGATCGGGAAATGCGCCAAGGCGGCCGACTCTGGAGGCGGAACTGATGACTGAGGTATTCATTTATGACGTACAGCTCGGCGCCGATGGTGATGTCTCCCAGCGCACATGGGAAAACGAGTTTGGCGACGGTTATGTCCAGTCCGGCGGAATCGGCATCAACACCAAGAGTCAGGTGTGGAACCTGACGCATACCGGATCGCAGGAGGAGGGCGACGAATTGCCGCTGGTTTGGGCTTTTCTTGATCGTCACGAGGGTTACAAGTCGTTCCTTTGGACGCCGCCGGGAGGAATCCAAGGTCGCTATAAATGCAACGGGTACAAGCCCAGACCGCTGGGGAACGGCTTGTTCACGCTGACGTTCGCCTTCAAGCAGGTCTACACACCCTGATTTTTCCAAGTGGATGAACCCCGCCAAGTGCGGGGTTTGTTGTTTCTGGAGCCCTATGAATTACAACGCAGACATTCAAAAGCTTGAGCCGGGTAACCAGGTCCGCTTGTTCGAGCTGGACGCCACGCGACTGGGCGCGAACCTCTGGCGCTTTCACGGCCATGCTCAAGAAGGCGACATCATCTGGCAGGGCCAGCTGTATTCACCGCTTCAGATCACGGCGAAGGGTTTCGATATTCGCGGCGATGGCCGGCCTGCTTCGCCCACCTTGCAAGTGGCCAACGAACTGGGTGGCGTGCGTGGCGCACTGACCGCGTTGTGCTTGCAGTTCCGCGATCTTGCCGGGGCCAAAGTGCGCGTCATCGAAACGTTCCGCCACTTCCTGGACGCAGCCAACTTCCCCGACGGCAATCCCACTGCCAGCAACCAGAGCAAGATCAACCTCTGGTACATCGAGCAGAAGACCGCTGAAACATTCGAGTCTCTGACCTTCGATCTGTCCGGACCCACGGACATGGAAGGACAGATGTTGCCCTCGCAGCAGATCACCAAGCTCTGCCGCTGGGCCTGTCGGGGCGGTTACCGGGGCGAAGCCTGTGCCTACACCGGAACCGTGATGTTCACGAAAAAGAATGAGCCCACGGACAACCCTGCTCTCGATCGCTGTGGCGGTTGGTGGAGCAGCTGCAAGCTTCGCGGTAACACCCGTCGATTTGGCGGATCCATGGGCGCGAGCCTGATCGCATCTTCGAGGTAATCATGCGGATCAATCAGAAATTGCAGGCAGAGATCCGCGCTCATGCTGAGCGCGACTACCCCGCTGAGGCGTGCGGTGTGTTGGTCAGCACTGAGGCCGGCCGCGTTTATGTCCCGTGCGGCAACAAAGCGAAGACTGCCCGGGAGAATTTCCAGATCGATGAGCGCGACCTGGCAGCCGCCGAGGATCGCGGGGTGGTCGTGGCGATCATTCACAGCCATCCCGACAAAGCACCGGCGCCGAGCATGGCCGATCGCGTCAGCTGCGAATTGCATGAGTTGCCTTGGGGGATCGTGGGTTGGCCGGGGGGCGAGTTCGAATGGTTCAAGCCCACCGGTTTCCAAGCTCCGCTGCTGGCCCGCGACTTTTCCCATGGTCTTCTGGATTGTTGGGCTGCTTGCCGCGACTGGTACGCCCGAGAGGCAGGACTGGTGCTGCCGAACTTCGAGCGCCATGACCTGTGGTGGGAAGAAGAGGCCGGCCCCAGCCTTTACGAAGATAACTTCAAGACCACCGGTTTCTACCAGGTGGAGACTGCGCAGCGCGGTGACATGCTGGTGTTGCAGATCCCAACACCCGGCCGGCCATGTTTCCACCCCAACCACGCTGCGATTTATCTCGGGGATGAGCCTACTTTTGTCAGCGAGCCTGCGCCAAAGCTGGGCGGTTCAGGCCCCTTCATCTACCACCACATGGCGGGTCGTCTGGCAGGCCGGGAAATCTTCGGCTGGTCGCAGGCGAACCGCGTGAAATTGATCTTGAGGCACAAGGACTACAGGCCATGACGATGACCACCATTAAGTTGGGCGGTGTGCTTGGCAAGCGCTTTGGCCGCGAGTACCTGCTCGACCTCTATGGCTTCCGCGACGCCATGAGTGCGCTGTGCAACATGAAGCCGGGCTTCGAGCAGTTCCTTCGCAGCGCCGAAGAGCGCGGACTGGTGTTTGCAGTGTTCATTGACGAGAAAAACGTCGGTGAGCATGAGCTTGATCTCAAATCGGCAGGGCCAAGTGCGATCCGCATTATGCCGATCATTCAAGGAAGCAAGCAGGCTGGCATGTTTCAAACCTTACTTGGCGTGGCATTGGTCGTTGCAGGCCTGTTCACCGGCGGCACGACGTCGACCTTGGGCATGGGCCTGCTAGCTGCCGGCGCCGCGGTTGGCTTGGGCGGCGTGGTGCAAATGCTATCCCCCACGACCAAGGCCAACACCAGCGATAAAAATGAAGACGGCAACAACCCGAGTTACGGCTTCGGCAGTGCTGTAACCACTATCGCCCAGGGCAATCCGTACCCGCTGCTGTATGGCGAGCGGGAGATCGGCGGCGCTGTTGAGTCTGGGGGCATCTACACGCAAGACAACATCTGATTCCTCGGCAGCACCCATAACCCGCTTCGGCGGGTTTTTGCATTTATGGAGATCCCGGAATGGGCGCAGTAGCGAAGAAACGCCAGTCGGTGATGGGCGCCAAGGGCGGCCAGGCAAACCAGAAACAGCCGAGCATTGCTTCGAACAGCGTCCCATCAATCGCCACTGCTCGCATTGTTTACCTGTGGAGCTGGGGCCCCATCGTAGGGCCTGTGGATGGGTTGCGCTCTGTGCGGCTGGACGGCACGCCCATCCAGGCGCAAGACGGCACCATCAATTATCCAGGTGTGAAATGGCAGTTCCGATCAGGCGAGCTTAATCAGCCGCGGCTTGAGGGTGTTTCCGAGTCGAGCAACGAAATTGCCGTCGGCCAGGAGTTGCTTACCACTGCCCCGTGGTTGCACACCATCAATAACGCAATGATCGATGCGGTGCGTCTGCGCTTAAGCTGGCCGCAGCTTCAGAGCCAAGATGCCAGCGGCAACATCAACGGCGTACGCGTCGACTATGCCGTGGACATCTCCACCGACAACGGCCCCTATGTGCAGGTTCTGACCTCGTTTGTCGACCGCAAGAACATCACCAAATACGAGCGATCGCACCGCATTGAATTACCGAATGGCGCTCGCTGGACGATCCGAGCCCGGCGCCTGACTCCTGAAGCGAACAGTTCGCTAGTGCAGGATGTCATGGTCGTCGAGGCCATTGCCGAGGTTGTCGACAGCGATCAGGAGTACCCGCTGACGTCGGTCGGCTGCATTGAGTATGACGCCCAGCAGTTCGGCGGCGATATCGCCAAGATCGCGGTACTGATGCGCGGCCGCATTGTGCGCGTGCCCACCAACTACAACCCGGAAACTCGCACCTACGCCACCGGCGGGACCGGTACCAGCAACGGCGTATGGGACGGGACATTCAAAGAGGCCTACACCAACAATCCTGCTTGGGTCTTTTACGACCTGGTGCTGCACCCGTATTACGGGCTCGGCGAACGCATTGACGCGACGATGGTTGATCGTTGGTCGTTGTACCGAATCGCTCAGTACTGCGACCAGATGGTGCCGGATGGCAAGGGCGGCCAAGAACCGCGCTTTACCTGCAACCTCTATTTCCAGAAGCAGGCCGAAGCCTATGCCGTGCTTCAGGATCTCGCCTCAATCTTCCACGGCCTGGCCTACTGGGACGGCAGCCAGATCGTCGTCAATGCAGATATGCCAGGGGATCCGGCCTTCAGCTACAGCCCAGCGCAGATCCTCAACAACGGTTCCATTCAGTACGAAGGCACTCGCTGGCGAGATCGACACACCAACGCCATGGTGTCGTGGGACAACCCTGCTCAGGGCTTTGAGACGGACAAGGAACCGGTGTTCGACGACGAGGCGCTGAGTGAGTTGGGCTCGGTGCGGGAGCTTGATGTTGATGCTTTTGGATGCACGTCCCTCGGCCAGGCACAGCGTGCAGGTCAGTGGGCGTTGTTGACTGAGCAACTGCAAACCCGTGGCGGCACCTTCCGCGTAGGGATGGATGGACATATCCCCAAGCCCGGCCAGGTGATCGCCGTTGGCGACCCGATGCTGGCAGGTCGAGCAAATGGTGGGCGCATATCAGCAGTGAACGGCCGGGTGATAACACTCGACCGCGACCTGGTCATTCCCACCGGCGCCCGTTTGATGTTGAACCTGCCGAGCGGGAAGTCTGAAGGCCGCGTCATCAAGTCGTTTGCCGGTCGTGCCGTCACTGTCATGGCCGACTACAGCGAAGTGCCTGAGGCTGAATGCGGCTGGGTGATCGACTTCGACGACCTGAAGGTCATGCAGTTCTACGTGCGCAACGTCACCCGGCCCGAGTGGCATCAGTTCCAGCTCGAGGTCATCCAGCATGAACCGAGCAAGTTCGACGCGATCGACTTCGGCGCTGTTGTAGACACGCGCCCGATCAGCGGAATTCCAGTCGGCACACAAGAGGCGCCTGCCCGGGTACTGCTCAGCCAACACGTTGTGATCGAGCAGGGCATCGCAGTCACCAACATGACGATTGCTTGGGATGCTGCGCCTGGGGCGGTGGGGTATGACGTTGAATGGCGCTGGGGCGCGCGGGAGTGGATCAAGGTTCCGCGCACGGGTGAGTTGGCGGTGGACGTTCGAGGGATTTACTCCGGCCAGTACCTGGCTCGGGTACGCGCCGTCAGCGCGATGAATGTCTCCTCCATTCCGACCAGCTCGGTTTTGACTGATTTGCTCGGCAAGACTGGGCTTCCACCAGCTGTTACCCACCTCATAGCCACGCCGCTGTTGTTCGGCATCAACCTCAAGTGGGGCTTTCCAACGGGTGCTGAGGACACGCAGCGAACGGAGATATGGTACGGGCCATCGACCAGCTTGGAGGCTGCCACCAAGCTTGCAGATCTGGCCTATCCGCAGAAAGAGTACGCAATGCAGGGCCTTCGTGCTGGCGTGACGTTCTTCTTCTGGGCGCGCCTGGTTGATCGCACTGGCAATATCGGTCCGTTCTATCCCGCCGGGCTTGGCGTCATGGGCCAGACGAGCTCTGACGCCTCTGCCATTCTGGAAATGATAGCGGGCCAGATTGGCGAAACCGAATTGGGTCAGGACCTGCTGGACGAGATCAACAAAATCCCTGGGCTTCAGGATCAGATCGACGCGCTGGACGGCCTCAAGGGTTACGACCCAGAAACCACCTATGTTGAATACGATCTGGTTGTGGTTGGCAAGCGCATCTATCAGGCGACTGGTGACGTGCCGCTCGAAACCCCGCCACCGAATGAGAACTTCTGGCTGGATGTCGGCCAGACCGTTGAGACGGCCAAGGGACTGGCGCAACAGGTCGCGACCAACACTGCCGAAATCACTGAGCTCGACGGCGTGGTCACTGCCCAGGCGACGGCCTTCCAAGCATTGCGGGCATCATCTCGTGACGACAATGGCGAAGGGGATCTTGCCGATGCGCTGAAGGGCTGGTCCAGTACCGCAGCGATCGCTTCGGAATCCAAGGTTCGCACCTCTGAAAACGAAGCGATGGCGCAGCGGATCACTATCTTCGATGTGGCTATCGGCGAGAACGCGGCGAACATCACCGAACTGGAGCAGGTGGTCGCCACCAATCAGTCCGCGACGGCCACGCAGATCGGTCAGCTGAATGTATCGGTGGGACAAAACACTGCCGCGATTCAGCAGACGTCGACGGCCTACGCCGACACCGCCGGCAAGCTGAACACAATGTGGTCGGTGAAGATGCAGGCCAATGCCCAGGGCCAGTATGTTGCTGCGGGTATCGGGCTTGGCATCGAGAATGGCCCGGCCGGCTTGCAAAGTACCTTCCTTGTGAATGCGTCAACGTTCGCAGTGATCAACGGCGTCAACAGCACTCTGTCCTCTCCGTTTGCAGTGACTGGTGGCCAGGTGTTCATGAACTCGGCGTTTATCGCGGACGGCACCATCACCAACGCCAAGATCGGCAGCTACATCAGCTCGACCAACTACATCGCCGGCCAGCAAGGCTGGATTCTCAACAAGGACGGAACGCTGGAAATCAACGGCATCGTCCCCGGACAGGGGCGGCTGGTGATCAACTCGCTGAACGTCTCTGTTTACGACGCTAACAACGTGTTGCGTGTCCGGCTCGGCTATCTGGGGTGAACCATGGCTTCATTTGGCTTGCGTGTTTTTGATGGAAGCGGTGGCCTATCCATGGACACCAACAGCTTCACTTACCAGGTGATCTGGCAGGGCGTGATCGACTTCAGCGGAGTCGCGCCCGACTACACGCTGAGCATTCCGGGCTTCAACCCGGCGAACTGCGTGTTCATGATCATTCCGACCAGGGCGCAGGATGTGCAGTCATCCGAAACCGACGGGAGCGGAAACCAAAAGTCCTATCCGTTCGTCACGACGGCGGTGGGCCAGGTGGTTGTCAGGCGTAAAAATCCATCTTCAAGTGCTTCCACTATCGGCTCAACGGTTGCCGCCAAGGCCTACGCGATAAGGTACTCGACATGAGTTTTGGTTTTCAGAGCATCAACGACAATGCAATTGTCCAGATTGACGCCGAGGCCCCCAGACTTTGCATGCTCACCAAAGGAGTGTATTCGGGGGCTACCAACGCGTCCGGGGTGTTTGCGAGAGCAATCACGAGCCAGGACCCGCCGATAGTGTTCGTTCGCCCGGACCAGGGAGCGATCCAGGTTCCGATATCGGTGTGGTTCACTGGCGGGCCGGGAAACTGGACCGGGTTCACCATGAAGGCATCCAATGTCAACGCCACGTTAAGCGGCCAGTACTTCGTGGCTGCCTGGGCGTCCATGGGCACGGCAGCCTATGGACTGCGGTTGTGGGACCAGAGTGCGACACTTGTTTACGACAGTGGCGCGCCGGCGGTCGTTGTGACCTTCGCTGCCGGCAACTGGACCTATCTCGGCGACGAGGTATTGACTGTGGGGCGCCGTTACATCTGGAGCATTAGTAAGCTGCTTGGTGCGGGCGAATACATCTCCCTGAACCCTTTCGCCATGAACTGCCACAACAATGCGTCGGGTGGCGGTTGCGCACTGGGCGTCGATTACGCAAACGGCCGGATCATGATGTACAGCCTCGCCACAACTGCATGGACTGACCAAGGTCACCGTCCATTCCTGTGCGCCAAATTGCTGGCCTGATCTCTTCCTTTTCGCACATATTCTTTCTGGAGATACTCAATGCCCTGGTACAAATCAGGAACGGTCTCTGTCACCCAAAATTCCAATGCCGTGATCGGCACGGCTACTGCGTTTATTGCAAACAGCCGTGTGGGCGATGGCTTCCGTGGCCCGGACGGTGGTTGGTACGAAGTGACCAACATTGCCAGCGACACGGCCATGTCGATCTCGCCGAACTATCAGGGCGCAACTAACGGTGCAGGCATTTACGCACTGGCGCCGCTGCAAGGTTATGTCAAAGATTCTGCGGATACGCTGCGAGCCTTGGTCAATACATACGGCGCAAAGTTGGCAGCATTGGGCACAACTGGTAACTATGATGTTTTGCCAGTCGGCAAGGGTGGTACCGGGATCACCAACTTGTCTGTCCTGATGCAGGACATGCTTGGAAAATCAGCGTCGGTTGATGCTCGCTACGTTATCTCGGCGGCTAAGTCTGGCGCAAACAATGACATCACATCGCTCAACGCCTTGACCACTGCACTAGGTGTTGCTCAGGGTGGAACTGGTGGCACCACCCAAGCTCTTGCACGTAGCGGCCTCGGTCTCGGCACTGCTGCAGTGGCTGCAATCATTGGTGCTGTGTCGCAATCAGGTGGCACGCCAACGGGCGCACTGATGGAGTACGTTTCAAGCGCTAATGGAGAAACGTGGAAGTTTGCCGGCGGGCTTATGATCTGCACCAGATCGCGATCCTACGGGCTTGTGGTTGGCGACTTCACGATTTACGGAAGTATTTGGTACTACTACGGGAGCTGGACGTTTCCGTCGTCATTCGCCGCGCCTCCAGTAGTCACTGGCGGTGCGAGGGGGGCAGGTCGTGTCCACGCCTTGAATGCCGATCCGAATACAACGGTCTCTACATGTAATTTCTTCGTGATCGATTACACCAGTCCCGTGGCTACCACGGTATCTGAAAAGTTAGTTGCAGTTGGGAGGTGGTTCTAATGCTGATTAATCTTTCACCGCAGCGGCGGGACGACACGCTGGAAGTATTACGGTCAGGAAACGCGCTGATTGTAAATGGGGAGTCTTTTGACTTTTCATCAATGGGCGACGGCGACACACTTCCACGCGCAGCGATTAATTCCGAATGGTTTGCGGGCAATGTTGAAAAGGTAAATGGCGAGCTGATCCTGACACTATTGTTTCCCATGCCTTGGAACTACAGCCCCGAGCAGGCTTTCCCGGTTCCGCTGCAGAACGTGCCCGATGGCCCTGTTGTCTTCCCCGGCCCGCTGCCGGAGCCAGCACTCGAAGCCTCGCCTGAGGACAATCAATGAATATCGACTGGTCGCAACTCATCACCAAAGCTATGAAGGACGCTGCTGTCCAAGCAGCTCAACTGGCCGCAGCCAAAGCTGAGCTGTCAGGCAGGAACATAAAAGCGCTCGCGCAGATTGCCCGCATACAGGAGCGGATAGACACGATCGGGTTTGGCATCGAAGTAGGCGAAGCGACCGAGGAAGATGAGGCAGAACAGGCCGCACTGCTGATCAATCTCAAGACGTGGAAAACTTACAAGTTCGCGCTGGGCAAAGTCACCGTGCAGCCGACCTGGTACGCCGCGCCGGTTTGGCCAGTCGAGCCAGTGGTGCCGGTAATCGTCGCAGACCCCCAAACTGTGGCCGCCGACCTGATCTGACCCGTCACCGCAGCACAACGCAACCCGCCATCGAGCGGGATTTTTTTTGCCTGGAGAAAAGTGATGCCAGTTACCGACAAAGACCGAGACATCCTCGCGCGCACGCTATGGGGTGAGGCGCGCGGTGAATCCCTAGTTGGCCAGATTGCCGCGGCCTGGACCATCCGCAACAGAGTGAACGATGGCAAGGCCAAGTCGTGGTGGGGTGAAGGCTACGCGGGCGTATGCCAGAAGCCGTATCAGTTCAGCTGCTGGAATAAGAGCGACCCGAACTACACCTACCTGAGTGGCGCGAAGGCGATCCCGTTTCGTG